ATACTCTTGTGCTACTATCTGTTTTATATCTGCTTGTGACATATTATATACTTATATATTATAAATATGTGAATATAAAAAAACCCACCTTTATGGGGTGGGCTTGTTTAGATACTCTATAATATTATTTTCTGTTCTCTGCTAAGAATTTTCTTAAGTCAAATCCTTCTTGTAAAGCTTCAGTAGCTTTTTCTTTGGCTGGAGCCTCTTTCTTTTCTTTACCTGAGAATTTTTTATCAAATTCTTTTCTTAATTTTTCTTCTGCTTTTCTTAATGCTGCAATATCTTTACGCATTTGTTTAACAGCTTTTTGATCGATATGCTCAGCATGCTCTCCTTCTTCTAAAGATCCTACTTTAGCCTCTAGTGCTTCGTAAACTCTTTTCATCTCTTCCATTTTGTATTTATGAGCTGCTTCGTTAGTTCCGTGTTCAATCTCTTTCATCAATTCTTCAATTGATTCATATTTTGGAAGAGGTTTTGCTTCTTCTATATTAGCTTCTCCTTCTGGGATGTTTAATTCTGGTGCTGGGTTTGGTAGTTGATTTGGATCGTCTTCATGGCCCATTGTGTAGTCTACATTCTCTTCTCCTAAGGCTCTTTGAACCATTTCTACTAATTTTCTTTCTTTATCTGTCATTTTATTTTCATTTAACTGTTCGTGATTTACTTCCTCTTGTACTTCTTCTTCTTTCTTTTCTTGTAAATATAGTTGATTGTCGTGAATCATTTGACTTACTAAGTCGTAATTTTCTTCTTGGAATTGCATTAACTCTTCATCCGATAATGGAGTACCATCTTCATACTCCGCTGCTGCAATATATGCATCTACAAAGTCTGGATAGTCGTCTGTATCTATTCCGTCGATCTCAACTGATCCAACGTTTACTGGTTTTCCATTAAAAGAAACTTCTTCTTTAAGAAGCTGTGCATTTTTTGTAAGTTTATTCTCTGTTAAGAATGTTCTTAAGTTAAAATTATCTGCCATTGTGGTTTATTTTGTTTATAAATAGTTTTGTTTATTTAAACCCTTTTATTCTTAAATACTTTGTACTTCTATTAAAATTACTGTCAAAGTAAATATCTCCTGATTCTACTCCTTGTTTAAATTCCTCTCTAGTATACATTTTATACTCTCCTCCGATTATAATCATAATATAATCTACATTCTTTGCTTCTGTATTAAGAAAGTAATTTACATACCAGGTTAAAAGCTCTTGATTAAGTTCTTCTGCTGAATCTAGTTTTGAAAAAGTGGTATTGAATTCTTTTTGTAATAATTTTTCTACTTCTTTTCTAAGTTCTGGGTGTTGTTTAATTATTTCAGATACTCTTACAGGAACACTTTTTGACCTACCCGATTGCTGTGTGTTTGGGTCTAGGCTATCAAGAGAGCTGTATAAATCTTCCAAAGAATCCCATCCTCCTAATCTTCCTGCTCTTCCTTTTAGTTCTATAGATTTACCTTCTAATCCAACATCCCCTATATCTAACTTCTTACCCTCTTTCCCTAATAAAGCTAAAAAAGCCTCTCCTTCTCCAACTGCTTTTCCTCCTTTTGCAGAACGACCTGCAGAGAGTAAGCTAACAAGAAAGCTTTGAGGTAGTTTGGTAACTGCTTTTCCTACTGAGATTATATTACCTGTTTTACCTAAATCGCTAAGTTTTATTTGGTTATCTGCATTACTTAGTACCTGTGTAAGTTGTGTTTCTAGTCCCGGTACAGTATTTATCAGTCCAAAAAGCTCAGCCTCAGAGGCATCTAAACCTTTCGAGTGTATTTCTTTAGAAATAAGTGAACCCAGTTTTTTACCTTTCTCTTGAATAGAGTGATATATTTTTTGAATAAAAGCACTATCTAGCTCTGATCTTCTATCCTGTAGTAGTTTAATAAGATCATCAGCACTGTATTCTGCTTTCTCTTTAGGTTTTTCTTCCTCTAATACTACTCCAAATTCAGAATAAATCTCTTTTAATATTTTCATATCGGCAGGATTATTCATATCTGGGTATCCTTTTTTACAACGGAAGGCCCATTCTGCAACTATTTTATTTACTACGCTCATTAAAGTGCTTCTGGTGTTTCTGGTTCTGTTCCTACCTCTTCTTCACCTGCTGGTGTTTCTTCTGCTCCAAATTCGGGTGCTGGTTCTCCTCCGGCTTCTCCACCTGGAAAGTCTCCTCCACCACCGCCTCCGGCTGCTGTATCTGCTCCGAATTCTTCTCCACCTGGTTCTTCACCGGTTGTGATTGGTCCGTTTTTAAGTATATCGTTTAATTTATCTAAAGCTTGCTGGTAGGCTGAAGTACCTCCCAAAAAGTAATTTTTACCTTCTATTTGAGCATCAAAATCTTTTCCTGTCCATTTTAAATAAAATGCCTGCCCATTTTTAAGAACAACTTGAAAGGTAGATGGTTTTGGTGCTACCCATTTTACGTCTTCTATAAACTCATCATACTCATTGGTAAGTAAGCTGGTTAATGTTTTCTTTACTGTTGGAAATTTTCCTAATATTTCTTGTGTAGATGTTTTAAGAACTGTTCCTTCTTCTTCTTGTAGAACTTCAATATATGCTTCAAGCATTAATTCTCTCAGTTCTTCTTTAGTTATTTTTTTAGAAATAGTATCTCTTCTATTTTTTAAATACTTATCTGTTTTATCAACTTTTCCATCATTATTAACATCGTCATCTTCTTTTCCAACTCCGTCTAATGCTTCATCTACACCTTCTTTAAAAGGTCTTGGACAAGGTGTACCTTTAACATGGGTATGTCCACATCTCCCGCAATGTGTAGCTTTCTTTTCATTTAATGCCAATGCAACTATTCTAGTTTCTTGATTATCGTATTTTTCTGATTCTGTATATCCTGCTACTGCGTCTAGATAATCTTCTGCTTTTGTTAGTTTTGATTGAACCCATGCATCTAATTGATCATCATCTCCTAATAAATCCATCATCTTACTTGCGTTTGATTGAATAGATCTTAATTGTGCTTTTGCCATTGAAGATTCATCATCTGGCTGTAAGTTATGATTTTCACCTATATTTTTATTTATTTGTGATTCATCATCAGGAAACTGCTGTGTTGCTATATCATCATATTGAGTATCTGTTGGTTCTCCTACATACTTTTTCATTGCATCACTTAGTTTATCTTCTAGTTCAGGAGTAGGTAGAGAAACAGTATTACCTTGTGTTATCACGAAGTCTACTAGCTCTAATGGTTCGTTTCCTAGATCTAATACTATACTTTCTGTATCTGGGGTTAGGTCAAATTTAAAGAGGTCTTGTCCTTTATTATTACCGTATTTTACTTTGATATTAAATTTATTAAGTCCTATTCCTGTAAGTCTGATGTCAACTACTTCATCTCCTTGTGCTCGTAATACTTTTAGTAGAGACTTACCTACTGTTTTACCAATAGCTGTTGATTCTTCTGCTGTATATTTTCTTACTTCTTCCGAGATACTTTCTTGTGTTGCTGTTGCTTTTGCTAAAGTTTCTTTAGCAGCTACTAAAGCATCTTGTGCTGCTGTTTTCTCTAAAGGAGATTTAGCAGTCTGTAGCTGTTTTGTAGCGTCTTTTATCTTTTCTTGTTGAAGTGCTATTGCAGATTTCTTAGCTTGTGCTTCTGCAGGTGTCATTTCTTCTGTTACTATTCTTATTAGTTTTTTCATCTTCTAAAGATATGAATTTATTTTATATTATTCTACTATTTACAGTGATAATTTAGGTATCTCTGTAATGCTTTTGCATAATGAGTACCTTTATCTTCAAGCCCTGCTTTAGCTGCTCTTACTTTTGTACAAGTTAATTTACCTAACCTATCTTTTACTATTCCTGGTTGAACAGGATCATCTATTCCTTCCTCTATTGCTATTGTAGGATTTGGAGTTACAAACCCCGGTTTCCTCATAATAGTCTTTGCTAGTGCCTGGTTTACTTGACTAACAAATGGAATATTAATACTACTATTTTTATCCTTAACAACAAACTCTTGATACCTTTTTACAAAGCTTATAAAAGCTTCTTTTTTCTTAGATAACCTATCAAAGAAAGTCATTAATTCACTCGATGTTATCTCTTTTCCGTTTCTAGGATCATTTAGTCGATCAAAGAAGTGGTTACCAAATTCTACATCTACCGGATCTAATTCTGAATCAGCATATCTTTCCACAGAGTCTAGTTCTGAAGAGGTTATCTCTTTCATAGCTAATATCTCTTTTCCTGCTTTGAAAGCTGCTTTGAAAGCTTTGCTTCCTTTTCTAGCAGGCTTTTCTCCTCTTTCTTGCTTTGCATGTATATTAGCCCATAGTCCTTTAGATTCCTCTTGAAGAACTTCCTTAACTATCTCTCTTATTTGATTTTTTTTCATTTTCTAGAGTATAATAGTAAATATTTTCATTACCTTTTTCCATTGTCCATTTATCTGAGACTGATTCACAGAACCATTCTTTATCATCAATCATCCAATCCGGTCTATCTGGGAATGGTTGAGTTACAAAAGACATATCTCTCCACATTAACCTATTATTAGGTTGGAGAGTAAAGTTTCCATTATCTAATTTAATTAGATGTGCTGCTTTATATTGTGTAGGTTCGTTAGAATATGGATTGTTATACCAGTCAAAAGTCATGATATAATTTCCCCACTCTTTACTTCCGTCTTTAAATATTGCTTTTACTCTTGATTGGAGTAAGTAATCGTATACTGTGCAGGATACTTCATATCCAAAACAATCCCATAATTGTAAATGGTCTAAAGCCATTTTTGGTGCATCATCCTTCCAAGCGAGCATATGAATTGGAACTCTTGATCTAACAGCTCCTTCATCTGTCATTACATGAAATGTAATAGCTCTTCCTCCTACAGATTGTGTACCAAATACTATTACATCTTGCATACCTTCTCTTCCGTCATGCTGGTAGAGATGTTCTGTTCTCATCTTAGCATAAAAATGGGGTATAGGTGTGTTTAGAGTTGGCATTATTTTTTATTTTTTATAAGTAGCTCTCCCAATACCTCTAATCTACCTACTTCTCTTTGAAATTCGATTTGAGACATGTCTAATGAGATCTTCTTATAAGTATCCTCGTATTCTTTCTTTGCTTTTTCAAAATCAAGATTTCCTTCAGCTGCTTTTTTATAATATGGTAATTTAACTTTAAAATGATGCCATGTTAGTAGAGCTAATCCGCCTTTTTCCTTAGCATTATCAGCAATCTTTTCAGCTCCTTTTTCTCGAGTTTCTGCAAACTGTTCAATTACCTCGTTAGAGTCAGTTATTGCTTCTTGTAGTAATTGTGCTAGTTTCATATTACTTTCCTTGTCCTTTATAAAGCTTTCTATAATTTTTAGAACTCTTCAATTTTGAAGTTTTAGATTTTGCATGAACTCCAGGTCTTGATACCTTTACTTTTTCTACCTTAGCTGGAGAAGGTGCTGCTTTTGCCATAAATTAAGTGCTATTTACTGTTTAAAAATAAATAGTAAAAAAAACTTATTACGAATCTATATGTGAATTTAAGTATTTTAGGTAATCTTGTAGCTTAGTTGTTAACTCTGCCTTTACTTTACTGCTCGTAGTATTCCAGTCTTCAATGTCTCCCTGCTCTGTTACAAAAGTATCTGAGTTGTTTATCATTTCTAAAGCCCAAGCTTCAATGTCTTTTGCAAAAGCTTTTATGCCTCCTTGCATCATTGTCTTTTCGTACTGCTCGTATAACCCTGCTTTTCTTAACTGTGCTTCATAATCTATAACACAATCAAAGCACATTTTATGTACCTTATACATTTTTTGTGCAAGGTGATGTTTCATAGATCCTCCACATTTTGGACAGCCTAGTGGTATTTGTAATGCTTTTTTTGCACTATCCAGCTTTGTTATATTCTGTCTTATCCCGTTTTTGATAGTCCAGGTTCTTCCACTCTCTTCCCAAATATCTCCCTCCTCATGCATTTCGTATGCTTTGGAGTATCCTACACCCTGTGTAGTACTATCGCTAAAATTTTTATTGACTAAATTCCTAGCTCTATTAACATCTTTTGATTTGAATTCCTTTTTAAGTAAGCTCTCGCCCATAACCAAGTTTTTTTAATTTATTTATAACCGATGAAACATCTCCATCTTTACATTCTATTGCTATTCCTCCTTTAGAAGCAAATGCCTCTAGATTAGAAGGTTTATCATCTATTAATATAGAATTTTCATTTGCAAAATCCGACTTAGCATCTCCGAATCTAAAAATTACCGGTGGTGCTGGTGATAGATGATTTCTTACCCATAGTTTTTTACCTAGCCTTGAGGTATCATCCTCAGATGGTGATGTAAGTAGCTTTGGATTATATGGTTGAATAAAGTCCCACAATACTTGACCGTGCGGCATCCAAGGCATTTCTGACCAGAACTCTAATCCTATGTGTTGGTCAATAAATTTCCAGAACTCTTCTGTTCCTTCTAATTTATCAAAGTGTTTAGGCCTTGTTACTTGTTTAATTACTTCTTTTGAGTAATACTTTGGACCTTCTTTCCTTAATAAAGTTACAAATCTCTTTTCAAAGTCTGTTAACACTCCATCCATATCGCAATAAAGCTGATATTTAGGTATGAAATCTGACTCTTCTAGTAATAAGTCTGTTAAATCTCCCATAACCTTTTTATTTTATATTGATTGTTTTATCCCTAAAGCCGGCATTCTATTACGCCATATTGATAGGATTTCTTCTCTCTGTTCTGGTGTAATATCTTGAGCGTTTAAGTATCTATCTACTACAACTTTAAGTGGTAGTTTTTGTTTCTTAGCTCTAAAATACATTCCTTGTAGATTTGCGTCTACTTCTTTTTTTAATTTAAAGTAATCTGCTATTGGTTTTTCACCTGCTCTTATCTTATCTCTTTTTGCTAAATCACCTCTCATTACTTTAGAAGGGTTTGTAGATACTCCTCCTTTATTATGTGTTAGGTGTTCAATTTCATGTCTGAAAAGATCTTTTAAAGTCATTGAAATCTCTTCCCAAAAATCTGGTAGTAATTCTGGATCAATAGCAATATCTACTATAATAAAATCTCCATCATCATCAAAGCCTGCTCCTGTACTTTCTAAGACTTCCATTTTACCTGTACCTGGTGTTAGTACTAGAGTTCCTTCTACGTCAAACTCTACATCTCCATTTGAATAAGATTCTTCAAATCCTATACTCTTTTCTCCTGCTTCAAATGCTTCTTTCCAGCCTCTAAATAACTCTGATGATGCTTGGTTACTTATCTTATCATACCTTCCTTCTGCCATAACTTGTTCCCCTTTTTTAACTCCATTCTTAATACCGTCTTCCCAGTTTCTAAATGTAATATTACCTCTTAAATAAGCTTCTTTTTCTATTTCTTGTAAGTAATCGTCTTCATTTGTATTGGTAGTAGCTGCTAATCCTTCAAGTCTTCCTTCTATATTCTGCATATGATGAATCATCTCATGAGAGAATGATCTACAAACATCTTTTGGGTGTCTTCCCATTACGTACAACACTACTTCTTTACTGTTTGGATCATAGTAAGCTGTTCTACCAAAGAAATCATTTGCTTGATCTTCGTCATATCTGATTTTTACCTCCGGAAGTGGTGTAATATTCATTTTTTCATCTAACATATACTCTAAAAGGGATCCTATATATGGAGTATAATCAAATCTCTCTTGCTCTACTCCCTCTGGAAGATCTTTTTGCTTAGGAGTATAGTCGTAACCTACTTGGCTTATTGTTCTATTTGATATAACAACTTTATCTTGTAAAAATTCTATATTAAATTCAGTGCGATCTATATTTTTAGTTAATTCATCGTATAAATGCTCTAACTTAGCTCTATCTTTTGAAGGTATAGAGGCAGATGGCATGACAGGTACTCCTGATGATGCTTCTTTAACTACTTTTGGGAAAAAACTTTCAAATACTTCATCTACTGTGTTAAGCATTTTATCTTCTATTGAAGGTTCTTCCTGTGGTGTTACAATACTTATTATTTCCTGTTTATCTTCTTTTGATATAACTGATGGAATCCACTTACCTGATACTAAGTACTCTTCTGATTTTCTTATTTCAGTTGCAGAAAACTTATCATCTTCTTTTGCTACTATTACTGGAAGTTCTTTTATTTCTACTTTTGGATATTTACCTTTATTTTTATCGAAATAACTAAACTTAGCTCTTTCATCTGCCATTGTACCTGTAACAATCTTATCTACTTCAGAGTGGTTTTGATCAACCCAGTCATAAATGTCTTTAATCGGAGTAACTGGGCTTATAATAATTTCTACCGGTGTTGCTAGGTATTTTGAATATATTTCCCAAATAGCTTTGGATTGTTCAGCGGTAATTTTTACACCTTCTCTTATTTTTGATCCAATAAATATAATTAGTTTATCTGCATTTTGAGATAAGAGTTTAGCATTTTCGTAATGTGCTTTATGAGGTGGTTTAAAACCTCCTGCATATAGTGCTACTGTTATGGACTGTTCATCTAACGCTTCTGCAAGTGTTTGTGCTACTTTCTCTAATGCATCTTCCTTTCCTTTTCCTTTAGCTGTTCCAACTTCTCCAGATTTAACAGATACCATTGATTTGAATATACCTGCTATTCTGTTTTTAGATCTAGCATTAGTAAGCTTTCTAGCAACATCATCTAATAGGTCTTCAAAAGAACCATCGATGTTAAATCCTTGAAATAATATCCTTATAGTACCCCAAGCTGTTGTTGACCACACCTCTTCTCTTGCTATTTCTTTAAATCCTTCAAGTTTTACTTTTCTTAAAGACAGTTTTACTGATGATAGGTTAAATTCAAACTCTTCACCTCTCTTAAGTTTAGGTACATTTGAAATACCCATTCTTCTAAACACGTCTTGTGGGTCTTGTTCTAATAGAATTACTTTTGCTAATCCTATTAATATTCCTTGCTTTTCAGCTGGTAGATCTAAAAATGATCCTTTAAATGCATGTTCTTCTTCTGAAAGTGATATTATATTATCTACTTGTATATACTGACCCTCTTTTCCTACAATTGGATAAAGAACTGAGATTAATTCACCTGAGTTGTAGTATCTTCTTCCTATATATTTTTCTGATTTAAAAGGTACAATTATGTTTTGTGGTAGAGCTAAAGCTGCATCGATAAGTCTTTGTTTGACCTCTCTTTTATCATCTCCTTCAAACCAAACAATAATGTCTAAGTCCCCAAAATCAGCTTTAGAACCTGCTTTAACGGACCCTGATAGAGAAGCTTTCTTAAAGCCTAGTATTTTACTTAGAACTTCTTCTACGTACTTGTTAAATGTATTTTGTACATCCCCTCTTTCTATTCTATTTCCTCCTGCTACTCCTGACATATTATACTTTATATTGTGTTAAGTTTGAATTATCCGGTAAGAACTTACCTTTTAATCCTAATCTTTCTTGGTTTTCTATCCAATATGACTGTAAATCTTCTGGTATATCACATCTAGTACTATCTAATATTTTTAAATAAGTATCATAAACAGCATGTAAATCCTCCGGAGATAGGCCTGTTTCTAACGTTTCTATCAGTTTAAAATAGTCTCCTATTGTATCTCTATCTAAATCTAAGCCATATGCCTTATTTAAAAGGCCTATTGCTTGTTGTGGTTGATTTGCTACAATCTCTTGTGACTCTTTATCTTTTACTCCATAATTGTGAGAGAATGTATATCCTTTCTGTGAGAATAAAGATACAAGTAATTGTGTTCTATGTAACCCTTTTACGTTTCCTGAATAGGTAGCTGAGTGGTAAGCAAATTGTAACCAATCTACATCTCCTACATTTACATCTATCTGAACGTTTTGCCCTACTACTTCGTTATTCTCATCGTATTGAGGAAATAGTAAGAATAAAGCTCCTGCAGAAGATCCTTTCACATCTGCTATGATCTCTGTATCAGCTTCTGCAATCTTTTGTGCTATTGCTACAATTACTGCTCTTTTCATTAGCTGATCATCCGAAGATGTTCTAGCTCTTTTCTTGAACCCTACAAACAGGTCTTGAACGTGTTTTTCGTCTAGTCCCCAATCCTCTACATTATCAAAGGATGACCCGGCAAGTGCTAGGTCAATATACCCTGAATAATCTTTTTTCCCTACAGATCCTAAAGTTTTCATTTCTCTGAAGAATGGTTCTGCTTTTGGAAATATAGTTTTGAACTGCTTAAAGAACTCTAATAGAGTCGGTTTAATATGTTCTTTTTTTATTGGTGCTGTACTATCGAATACGTTTCCTCCCATTATACTTTTATTTGCCTAAAGATACGCATAATATTTCTACTATGCAACTATTATATTAAATAAATAGTACTAAAGTTTGATAGTAGTTGGATATGATGTGAACTTTGGCTCTGTTGTTGGATGCTCAAGCTCATATAGTTTATAGATTAATTTGAATAATTCAAAGTTCTTTTCTATATCGTCAATCACTTTCAACTCCCATCCTTTACCCTGTAACTTCTTACCTGCTTTATCAGCTCCTCGAGTTGATGCTTTCAACCAAAGAATAGCTGTTCTATCTATCTTAATACCTTTTGTTTCTTCTATTGATTTAGCATAAGCTGCTAACTGTAAGTCATATGATTTATGTAAATGATTTGATGTCTTAAAGTCAATTAACCAGTTTTCATCGTTCATCTTTACAACGATATCGGCTGTTCCTTCATACTTATGTTCATCTGAGTAGGTAAATTCTTCTGTAAATATGAGTTCAGGTTTTGCTACATCCCAGAACTCTTTGAACTTTATAATCATTCCCCATACCAGTTCATTGTAACGGGCATTACCGTAATCATCCATCCATTGGATTTCCTTACCTTCTAATAGCTCTTCTATTGCATTATGAGTTTGAGTACCTTCATCTCCGGCTCTTCTCATTATAATATCTGAATTGTGTCCTACGTCTTTCAACCAAGACTCAAAGAACTTATTCTTTGGCATGTACTGTAAGATCGAAGTAACTGAAGGGTAGAATACTCCTTCCGATCGTTGATAAACCCTCCTATCAAGGAAGTTAATTTGTTTAAGTTCAGGTTTAAAATCTAACCTCTTCTTAGCATGTTCTGACAAAACATTCTGTCCTTTTTGTATCATATTATGATAGTTTGTAGCGGAGTAACTTTCCGAAGTCCATTTCCTCTGCCTGTTGTACATAACGAGTGAAGCTTGCAAAGCCCATATCGCTTGGATCCTTATCTTGCATATCTACTAGATATACTTTCTTTCCCATATTCAGAAACTGTTCTGTATATGAGAGTGCTTTTTTAAATGCATCCCTGTCTAGGGCTACATATATATCTTCTACCTGACTTGATACTATCTTTTTTATCAAAGATTTTGATAAAGACTTACCGAGTATCGGTACTGCGTTTCTTTTTACTGCTATTGCATCAAATACCCCTTCTACCAGGATTATGGGCTGGGCCCAGTTAATAAGGTTCTCAAAGACTATTATATCTTTAGAAATCTCTGGACCTCTATATTTATGGTATGCATCTTCATAGGTTCTGCCTACAAATGTATTTAATTGGTTATTCTCGTTATATGAAGGAATAATCACTCTCCCCCTGTATTCCCCTGAGGTACAGTAACCTATGTTGTATTTTAGGAAGTCTCTGTCGGTAAATCCTCTTTTATAGAGGTATTTCCTTACTTTATTTGCTATAATAGATGTGGTTGATGCTGTATAAAGGGCTTGGAACTCTTTAGGAAGTTCTACAGAAGTTGTAGGAGCATATCCTATTTCATCACCTTTTCTTACATATTTAAGTATTTCATACGCTTGTTCGGCAGGTACTTGTAATTGTTTAAGTAAAGACTTGATTGTACGCCCTTTAAACCCACATACCCAGCATTCAAAAGGATTCTCACCTTTTTCATTGGTATGCATGTTTACTTCTAGTTTTGGCTTATGGTGATTGCATTTAGGGCAAGTAAAAGCGTAGTTCTCTCTTGCTCTCTTATGAGATTTACCTAAGACATTCTCTATAAACCCTAATAATATATTACTACTCATATATGTACATAACCGATTGACATCTTAAGATACGAAAAAAGACTTGAATAAACAAGCCTTTCTTTTATTATTTTTAATAATATTTTATACAAATAGTTTTCTAATTGCTGGGTAAGCATTTACTATTGCTTCTTCTGATTTTGCTACTGTTTTTAGTGATGATAATGCTCCTTGAAACCAGTCTGCATGTGATAACTTGTCAAGTGCTGCTGCACCGTATCCAGCTGCCATACTTCCCACTACTATAGCGTATACACTCTTTGTTAATATGTCTAATGTTTTTGGATCTTTTACAAAGAAGCCTAAGACTCTTCTAATAGGAGCTTGAAAGTTCTTTTCATTGTCATGAGCCCAGTGATGTATCTTTTCTGCAATATCTTCCCCTTTTTTATAATTTAAAAGTTTAAATAATTTTGCAGAGTATTTTGATATAAAGCCTACTACTGCGTTTGCTGTTAATACGGCTGCAATTGTAGCAGTTATTATTGCTTCATCTAATTGTTTTGGATCTTTGTTTTTTAATTCTGCTCCAATTGCGTTAGCAATACCGTTAGCTGCTTGTGCAAATTCCGCATCAAAAGCTGCTTCTTCGTTATCAACCTCCACTATTCTAGAATTGTTAGTTAATTTATTCTCTACTAAGAATTTTTTTAAATCGAAATTATCCATTCTGTAATTTTTTTAATATTAGTTCATTCTGCTTTATTGTCTTAGCAGTCTTTACTATTGATTTTTTTCTCTTATTAAACTTTGTTCTTTGTGGAGAACTATGGTTACCTCTAGCCATTATACGTCTATTACTTTTATTCTACCTGCTTTATCTTGCATTAGGTTATCCATTTTAATTGAACCTCCTGGTCCTTCTAAGTCTGGATATATTCCTAGCATATCTGCCTCTTCCATTATATCATCAATTGGAACATCTTTTTCAGATCCTGTGAAAGGCTGTAGATCTTCCATTGTAATAATTCCTAGTTTTGGGTTTCTAACCTCTACATCGTATATGTATACAAAGTATTTGGTCTTTTGTCCTTTTATTTGCTGTGCATCTTAATTCTTCTGAATCAGTAGTTACTTTCATTACTTTATCTCCTACTAAAAATACTACTCCATAATCTCCTTCTCCTATGTACTCTCCTCCTTGATCAACAATGTCGTTAACAAGTTCACTATACTCTTGAGTTGGTGAAATTACTTCTTTTAGTATGTTATAAAGACTGATCACTATTGAAATCTAATTCTAGGGTAGTAGTACCTATCACCATCATCATCCCCTTCTCTTGTTGTTTGTTTACGGTCGATTGTGTATCCGTTATCTTCTAAATAGCTAAGTATATTGTTAAAATCTTCTTCAGAAGGATCTTGCTTTATTGTTAATTTAATTTCGTTATAGGCTGGGTTAAGACTAACGCTAACGTCATAATCTTGAAGGTCAAGGGTCTGTTTAACAAATTCTTTAATCTCTAAAGCTGTTAGAGCTCCTTCTTCTTCGTTTACAGGAGCTTCTTGTTCCTTTTCACTATCTCTATCTACAATTCCCTTTAGTATATTATTCAGTTTAGTACTGTCGAACTTATCGTTATGTGGTACTAGCTTTCCTTTTCCATCCGGTTCGTATCCTCCTACTATTTCACGTATTAGTTCTCTTAGTTCAGATTTTTTCATTATTTATTTTTTTTTAAATTCTTCTATAATTAAATACAATGCCAATGTGATGACTGCTGCTATCCAATAATATGCCGGTAACCCTTCTTCCACTTAGAATTCCTGTATTAGTATGTTTAACTCCCCTGTTCCTTTTATTAACCTATGGTAGGTGCTCTTTGGTATAAATATTGTATTTTTTAATTGCTGAGGTATTTCATCTTCTAGTTGAAACATCCAATCTGTTTCTCCTATTATTGTAACTTCTCGATCTCTCCTATCTCTATGCCATACTAATTCTGATTCAGGTGTATCCTCCTTAAACTTTCTTCGAAGAGTGTCAAATTGTTTTAACTCTTGGTAAGGTCTATTTTCCTGATCCATATCAGCAATACTTTATGCTAAAAACCTTAATTTATACTTAGTTGATTCTATTAACTCTGTTACATTATCAATTTGATTCTGTAAGTATGAATCTTGTATATCTTGTCTTAATACATCTACTACTTCTCCTAGTTGCATAAAGTATGAAACTACTTGAGCATTGTCTGTATAGTTCTTTATAGGTAAGTTAGTATAGTTCATTAGAATTCCATACTTACCTTGATATGATTCAATTAATCCGTCCACTATTTCAATAATACCGTCATAGTAGTCGTTTAATGCTTTGTGTTCTGCAAACGATTTAGTTTGTAGATGAAATACATGTACCTGTGTTCTTGAATGAAACAGGCATGATACCATTTTTGTAAAATTTTCCATTGTTGTTTTTTATATAAATATTACCAGTATCCGCTAAAGTTTCTACTACCTCCTAAGGACTTCCAATATCTTCCTATATTACAGGCCCAGTATCCTGGTTTTGTTTTATCTTTTTTAGTAGCACATTGATGTCTAGCTGCAAAAGAAGATCTAGCTCCTGGTTCATCTATCTTAACATTCAATCCTGTTGTACCTCCAAAAGAAACCTTTACTACCTTTCCTTTTTTATTTTTAGTATAAACATAAAATTTTTTAGAACCACCTCTTTTTGGTTTATTTAAAGGAACATCTTTACCTCTATATTCTGCCTCTTGAAGACTTTTCCAGGCTTCAAATGCTTCTATATCGTATACGTTTCTTTGATTGTCATACCCGCATTTGTGGCAAAGGGCTGGATTATCATCTTCAGGTGTTGTCTCCCAATCGTGTTTACACTTCTTACAGATAATCTCTTGACCTACTTCTTCATCGACCATTGGAAGGTCTAAAGGTACTTTTTGTCCTTCATACATTCCATATTCTCCAATATCTGTTGTTTCTAGTAGTAGAATATCTTGTCTACTTAATACAATTTTACCGTCTCTAAAGGCTTGTCTTGCTTCAGCAAACAATTGTATAAACGAGTCAGAGGAGTACCTGTAGACACATTCAGATAGTGTTAGATCATTATCTAAATGGTACTGAAGGTTTGGTAATCCAACTATTTCTTGTAATCTTATCATAAGAAATCTTTTCTAAAATATCTTCCTTCTATATTATCATTTATATAGTTGGAATCTGGTTCTATTACTCCTTTTATAAATAGGAATTTGTTTTCATAGTATGTATGTAGCTTTTTATTTGGAGTAAAGATAAGAATTTCTCTTGAGAATTCCGACTGTTTACCCTCTTTTATTAAGCCTTTTATTTCTAAGTGAGAACCGTAATAGGTTTTCCAATCAGATTCCTTTTTAACTATTTTAGATTTGCTAGCTCTCTTATCTGTTATTAAAGCTAGTTCTTTTTTACCTAAAGCTTTTTTTGTAACAGAAATAAGTTGTTTCTTTCCTAAGTATTTTCTACCGGTTGGTAGGTGTGTTACTTCATAGATAAACCCGAAGTTGTCTCCGGGCATATCTTCTAATTCTTTTATTTCTTTATTTTGATATAACCACATTTTTTATTTTATTTTTTAGAATAATGCATTCCAAGTTGTTCCGTTGTAATAGTATACTTTACTAGCTCCTGCTGATCCTGATGCTATTATCATTCCTTCTATTGCGGTTGGTGTTGTTGTTCTTACTGATAATTGTAAAATATCCTTCACCATTAATGAACCAGTTACCTGGAATTGAGAACCTGATGCAAATACTAAATTACTTCTAGATGCTCCTGTCCCTGTTCCGTTTCCTATTATGAAGGCAGATTGTGCAGATGATGATATATTGTATTGACCTTGAACGTGTTGAAAGAATCCTGATGCTACTGTGTTATATCCTTCAGCGTGTGAGTAGTTTGCAGATGCTGTTGTTTCTCTTCCCTCAGCATGTGATGCATCTCCTTGTGCCCATGTATATACTCCTTCTGCATGTGAGGCACCACCTGATGCTAAAGTACTCTCTCCTTCAGCGTGTGCTGTTATTGCTGTTGCTCGTGTAGTATATCCTTCAGCATGTGAATAAATTCCTGATGCTATTGATTGTCTTCCTTGTGCATGTGAGTATGATCCTGATGCTATTGTAAGGTATCCTTCAGCATGTGAGTATGATCCTGATGCTATTGTAGAGTATCCTTCAGCGTGTGAAGATTCTCCTATAGCTTGTGTTGAGTCTCCTTCTGCATGTGAATATCGTCCTTGAGCTGTTGTACTACTTCCTTCAGCATGTGAGCTTTCTCCTGATGATGTTGTGTCATATCCTTCTGCATGTGAATATATTCCTTGTGCTGTTGTTGTGTTTCCTTCAGCATGTGAATAAGATCCTGTTGCTGTTGTATTAAGACCTTCTGCGTGTGAAGATTCCCCTATTGCCTGTGTTAGATTTCCTTCTGCATGTGAGTATAGTCCGTTAGCATATGTGTTGTATCCTTCTGCATGTGAATAGTTTCCGTTTGCATGAGTATTATATCCTTCAGCATGTGAATAAGATCCTGATGCTATTGCAAAGTATCCTTCTGCATGTGAATAAGATCCTGTTGTAATTGTAAATGCTCCTTCTGCATGTGAATAAGATCCTGACGCTACTGTAGAATATCCTTCAGCATGTGATGCTAATCCTTTTGCTACTGTAAGCTGTCCTTCAGCATGTGATCCTGTACCTAGTGCTATTGTTTGACTTCCTTCAGCATGTGAGTAATTTGCTGATGCTGATGTAGAGAGACCTTCTGCGTGTGAGGCAAATCCTAATGCTGTAGATCCTGATCCTTCAGCATGTGACCATTTTCCTGATGATAAAGTATAAGCTCCTTCTGCATGTGAGTAGTCACCTGATGCTGTTGTATAGTATCCTTCTGAGTGTGCCCATGCTCCTAATGTAGTAGTATTTATACCTTCAGCATGTGATCCTTGAGCAGATGCAACTGTACTACTTCCTTCTGAGTGTGCATAAGTACTTATAGCTACTGTATTACTTCCTTCTGCATGTGCTCCTTCGTCTTTTGCTATTGTTCCTCTTCCTTCAGCATGAGAATACATACCCTGTGCTTGTGTTTCTCTTCCCTCAGCATGTGACCATGATCCTGAAGATATACTTAAAAGTCCTTCAGCATGTGAATAAGATCCTGATGCTACTGTCTGTTGACCTTCAGTATGTGAGTAGGTACCTTTTGCTACTGTGGTAGTTCCTTCAGCATGTGAGTAATCTCCTGATGCTGAGGTGTATAGTCCTTCGGCATGTGCTGATGCTCCCGATGCTACTGTAAATTCTCCTTCAGCATGTGCACCACTTCCTTGTGCTAATGTATTACTTCCTTCAGCGTGTGCTGCACTTCCTAATGTTACCGTTAAGTACCCTTCTGCGTGTGAGCTATCTCCTGCTGCGTTTGAACCAAATCCTTCTGAATGTGCAAATGTGTGATTTGTCTGTGTTTGTCTTCCTTCAGCATGTGAATAGGATCCTGATGCTATTGTTGCGTATCCTTCAGCATGTGCTCCGTCTGCTCTTGCTATTGCTTGGTATCCTTCTGCGTGTGAGTAAGATCCTGTTGCTACTGTTTGATATCCTTCTGCATGTGAATACGAAGCAGAGACTGAGGTTTTAGTATTATACCCTTCTGTATGTGAATACAGCCCTGTTGTTGTTGTTAAATGTCCTTCAGCATGTGAGTAGTCACCAGCTGATAGTGTATTAAGTCCTTCTGCATGTGAGTGGTCACCTAATGCTTGCATAAGTTCTCCATTTTCAAGTTGTCCACCTACTGTAAGTGTAGTACCGTTAAAAGTTAAATTTGCTTCTCCGTTAATAGTTGATCCGCTAGTTGCTGTTAATACATAGTTATCTGTATTATTTGTAATAACAGAACTTAAACTTGCAAATCCTGCAGAAGCTGCATAAGAAGCAGTTAAAGCGTAAGAAGCAGTTGTAGCTTGTACAGCTGTTGAAGCAGTTATTGCGTTTTGTACAAAAGATGCTGTTAAAGCGTTAGAGGATGTTACTGCATAAGAAGCAGTTAAGGCATAAGAACCTGTTAAAGCTCTATGACTAAATGAAGATGTTATTGCAAGAGATGAAGTAACATATACTGTATTTATAGTAGGATTGTATATAAAACCTGTACTGTCTAATCTTAGAGCTGTGGTCTGTGTTCCGTCTACAAAAGTTACATAATATGGCGGTGTTCCTGTAATTGTATCAATTACTGTTACTGCTGATGCTGTTTGTGCGGTCTGTACTGTATAAGTAAATGATGCAGTCGAAGCATAAGAAGAACTAACTATGTTTCTTACGTATGATGCAGTTGTAGCGTGAGAGGCTGATACTGCATTCCTTACGTATGATGCAGTTGAAGCAAAAGAAGCTGTAGTTGCAAAAGAAGATGTACCTACAAAACTACCGTTTATATTACCAATTACTGTTAAACTCCCTGAAAGGTATACCGAGCCTGTTATTATAGGACTATCTAAAATCATATCGTGTTATTTATGTATAAATATTTTAAATTAAAGTATTCTAGCATAACCTGCCATTGCAAATGAGAATTTAATTATTGTAGTATTAACATCCACTCCTTTTATACGATCTGGGACTACCATTACGTCATCTGTGTTATAAACCTGTACTATTGGGTACTGGTTTCCTAGATTATGTGTTACTGTCCATAGGTAAGCTGGTGATGATTCTACATGATTATATCCTGTAACTGTGTTTGCATTATCTGCTTGAATTGCATGAGATGCTGATGTTGCAAATTGTGCTGTTGGTGATACAAGTCCTGTTAGTTGTGAACCATCTCCTGAGAATACTCCGTTTAAAGTATTAGTTGCATTATTCCAGGTTAGGTTTGCTGTACCGTCTAATACCCCATTGTTATTATACTGCATCTGTGTATCAGTTCCTCCTGGTATTGCATATGCTAAGGTAGCAAAAGAAGCTGTACCAAATAAAGAACCTGTTATACTTCCTGTTACATTTAATGATCCGGTTATTTGGAATTGAGAACCTGATGCAAATACTAAATTACTTCTTGCTGAGGTTGATGTTCCGTTTCCTATTATGAAAGCTGATGGTGCTGAGGATGATATATTGTATTGACCCTGTACGTGTTGATAACTACCTAAAGCCACTGTGTTATAACCTTCTGCATGTGAAGCCAGCCCTGATGCAAGTGTGTAACCTCCTTCAGCATGTGAAGCCTGTCCTCTTGCTACTGCTTGATACCCTTCAACGTGTGAATAACCTCCTGCTGCTATGTTACTTAATCCTTCAGCATGTGAGTAAGATCCTGACGCTATTGTGCTACTACCTTCTGCATGTGAATAAGTTCCAATTGCTGTAGTTAAGGATCCTTCAGCATGTGCATTGTCTCCTAAAGCTTTTGTATAGTACCCTTCAGCATGTGCACTGTATCCAGTTGCAATAGTGTAGAACCCTTCTGCATGAGAACTTGCACCCGTTGCTAATGTACCTTCCCCTTGTGAATTTGATCCGTTTCCTCCTATTATTGCATCCCCTGTCCAAGAACTTGGAGAAGTGCTTGGGTTAATACATACTGTTAAAGGTCCAAAAGGAGCTATATTTGTTGATAAACTAGATGTTATGTATGTTCCTACACCTGCTACATATTTTCTACCCAATACGGTACCGGTAGCGTTTACTCCTGAACCTGGTGAAGATATGTGAATATACTCTCCTAAATTAAATTTACTTGTAATGTTTCCATACAATGCATCAAAAAGAGCAATACCTGAGATTACTTGTGTTGCATAGTATCCTTTCTCTGTTCCTGTTGCTGTACTAATTCCTTCAGCATGTGAGTAGTCCCCGTATGCTTTTGTAGATAAACCTTCAGCGTGTGATGCTGCTGATTTAACTGTTGTGCCTGTTCCTTCGGCATGTGAGTAGAAAGCGTAAATTGGATCAATTGTATTTGCATTTCCTTGACTTAGTGTATTAGTATTTACATCGTAAATAAGTCCAGAATTTCCAGCTAAAGTACCTGCATTATTAAACTGTATTTGTGTGTCAGCTCCTGCTGGTAGTGCTGTTGCAGCTAATGCATAAGAGGCTGTTCCAAATAAAGATCCTGTTATTCCTTGTTGTACCTTTAAAGATCCTGTTATTGTTACATTACTTGTTACATCTACAACTCCTTGTACTTCTAATGATCCGGTTACTTGAAATTGAGATCCTGA